CAGTTGCCCGTTGACGTAACCCCACGCCCTTTTTGCCCGCTGAGCGGCCCAATCATCAAGAATCTTCTCGATTTCGTGGTCCTCAAGCTCGTCTGCACCCTCTTTAGGCGCGAAGTAGCCGAGTGGCAACGGGTCGTCAGAGTAGAGCGCAACCGCTTGCTCAAGCTTGAGACACGTCCGAATCGCACGCGCAGCGTGAATCAGCAGCGGAGGATTGGGCGAGTCGAATCGAATGATCTCCCGATCGGGGACCTGAACGCCATCGATGAAAACCGTGCCGTCAATCGGGAAATGCTGGTCCGAATTGATCTCTTGCATGGACGGAAGCAGGGATCGAGCCGGAACGACGTGCACAGTCTCATGTGGGACGTGTCGGGCTTCCTGCGGGAAGCCGCGCGGGCCAAACTTGGTGACGCGCCACCACGAAATCCCCTCAAACAGTAGGTCCTCAACGGTGTACGCCATCGTGACCGATTGGGGAATTTCCGGGTCCGGCTGCGGCACGAGATACGGAACACCGGTCACAACCCGTCGATCCGGCCCGTGAACCCGCACCGGAAGCGTTGAGAGGCTTCCCGCGATCAGGTTGCGCGCCCGGAGCACGGCCGGAACCTGAAGCGCCTCACTGCGCGAGATGCGCGGCGCGATCGAACCACCGCCCCGCATGGCCTCCAACATTTCGGGCGGAATGTCGATGCCGAACTTGACGTCCGGACTCGCCGCTAACGGCTGAATTGGCGCGCGGAACGGCTCACTGAGCCAGCTCCAGACACGCATGCCAGCAATAGTGGCATGCGTGCCACTGCGGACACAACACGCCCCTTGACACGGCGCGCCGGATCTTGCTAGCCGGGACCGACCACGAGCCTCGGTTTGATCAACGGCGGCATGGTCCGCGCCAGATGCACCGCGCCGGCCGCCGCGTACGCGGCATCACAGTGACCACCCTTGCGACTGAACACCCACCCATCACCCCGTGGGAGGCGCTCCGCACCGCCCACATGAGCATTGATCAGGGGGTCATCGGAGTGCGCGAGCCGTCCGGCGGTCACCTCCTTATCGAAACCCATGCATATCGCGGTGACTTCACCGCGGATCTCTTCGAACGTGACGCCACGCGGTGGCCAACCCGGACGTTTCTTCATGTCGGCCGCGAGCGCGGCGGCCGGACCGCCCGGCAACCAACCGGCCGCCCGGGGCCGAACCTGACCAAGCCACCCCGCGAGCTCGCGCCGCAACCCCTCCACCGCCATAACGCCCTCCCACGCGGCCACGATCTCCACCCTGACCCGGTCATCGGGCAAGACCGCAGCGGCCGCCAGCGTGGCGTGTAGCCCGTCCGGCGCTATGTCCAGGAAGAGCGCCACCCGCGAGCGAACGGCGTCCAAATCACCCGGAGCAAGACAGCGTTGCCAAGCGCCAGGATCAATGGCCGGATTCATGATCGTGACGCTGATGCACATGCTCTCGGTCTTGAACGTGGTCAGCGCGTCACCGCCGAGTCGGACCGCCCGGCGCGCCTTGGCCAGCAACACCGCCGTGTCCTTGCGCCGGCCCATGTTCGGGTTGGCCTGAGCCAACGCGTGCACGTCGGTTGGGTCCGCCTCGCGTGGCGCGCTCCACTCGAAGATCCCCAACCGGAAGTCAGGCATGCCATCGATGTGCTCGCCCGCGAGTAGCAGCTCAGCTACACCCGCGTTGTCGTGTTCGTCCCACCACTTGATGAACTTGAGCGCCTCATCACGGTGCTCATTAAGCACCACACTGCGCGCATCGCCCGCGTTGCTCAGCGCCCAGATTTGCGCGTCATCCACCGCCGACGTGGCTTCCTCGGACGCGGCCCACGCCGAGTAGTCGTGATGCTGGCGCAGCTCATCACAGACCAAGCGGTGGATGGTCAGTGACCGCCCGCCTTCCTCATTGCTCGCCGCGATCTTGTATCGAGCATCCTCGGTAGTCCACGACTCCTGTTCACCGTTGGTGTCCCGAGTCCACCGCCCCGTGCCGCGCAGCTTGTCAAAATCGGGCACGGTCTTGGCGAGCTTTACGGCTTTCTTCCATGATTCTCTTGCGTAGTCAAGTTTTGTCGATGTCCCCAGAATCAACGGAACGCTGTCAACAAATTGCCAGTAGAGCGTCAGTATTACCAGGACTTCCGTTTTCCCATTCTGCCGCGCAACCAACACAAGCACGACGCGAAAGCGCGGGCGGCCGTCGGGCAATAGCTCGCCACCGTGGATCGCTAGCCATTCCTCCCATGGGTCAAATGGGTGCCGTAACACGTTGCGCGCGAATTCGACCTGCGCAAATCCAACGGATGTCGCCGGTGTAATTACATTGCCATCATTATCCCGAATAGCGGGAACCAATGGGCGCAGCGGTGGAGTCCAAAGCCTAGGCTCGGTGTTGCCGAGTACGCGCAACGCGCTCCCGGCGGAGACGCTCGAACTCGCTTTCGGGTTGAGCTGAAGCGGGTGCGGGAGCGCTATCGACGTTGTCACCTGGAGTAACCCCCCTTCCCACCGCTCGCGCGACAGGCGGCGTGAGCCCGAGCGCGACCAACGCCGCGAGCAGCTTCGGCCCGAGGTCACTGGTGACCGAATGCGCGCCGAGCGCATCCTTGATCTTTGTAAGCTGCTCGTCCGCCTCCATGGCGGCCAACGGTTCGAAGGTCGCCAGCATGTCCAGCGCTCGATCCAGGGCGCGCAGCGGGGTCCGGTACTTGCTGGCCGGAGTCGCCTCATCGATCAACGCGGCGTAACGACGCGCCAGCTCGGCCGTGCCTCTGTCCTCGGGCCTGACCTTGGCCGCGTCGAGCGCCGCGCCGACGGAACGGGCAAGTGGACCTTGGCTATCACTACGCGCTGTCATGTCCGGTTTGCACACCCCTTAGGGTCCTGACCTGCGGTTATGCAAGATCCCGGGGAGAGGGAAAGGACAGAGCGGCGGGTGTCCGGGGTTCCGCCAACGGGAAAAACGGCGCCTCAGTATCGACCGTGAGCAACGCAGCCCACCCACCCTCGACGACCTCAGCCGCAACGATCACAGCGGGGTACGCAACCCCACCGACATCGAGCGATATCGTTGTACCGACTGTGTTGTCGAACGCGCTCGGGTCGAAGCGCTCATGCTCACCGAGCCTAATCACCATTTGAAATCTCATTTCCTCACCATCGTGTCCTCGGTCTCGGTTTTGGATCGGACTGCTTCGTTGGGTCTCCTACCCTGAGGTTGCACGGTGTGCACGCGGCCACCATGTACGCAGGATCGTCGCCCGTGACGGCCTTCCCTCGGGTGTGGTGCACGCAATCGGCACGGCCAGCGCAACGCTGCACCTCACCTCTGCGATTGGTCCACGTCCCCGCTATCCGAATCTGGCAGGCGTAGTCATCCCGCTCAAGCACTCGCGCACGTACCTTGCGCTGTGCGCGTGTACTCCCGCCACGCCATGACCAACTCATGACGCATCCGCCCACGCGAATGACGGTTTGCTGGCCTCGGCCACGATGGCAACGCCGTGCAGGTCGGTAGTCATGCACCGCACGAGCTCGGCGGTTGCTTCCTCAGCCTCACCCTCGGGAACCATGGTGATCACTTCATCATGCACGGGCAGCACGACCGAGCCGGCCCACCGCGTACGTTCCCACCGCTCGATGGCGTCCACGAGAAGCTCACGCGCGGTTCCCTGGATCGCGTAGTTGGGCGCCTTGTGAGGGTGCTCACGGGTCAGATGGATCACGCGCCCGGCGTACGTGGGCATGGCCACCGCGCCGGCCCGAGTCATCTCGCGTAACTGGCGCGACCACTGCGCGAGTCCGGGTGTGAGCGCGTCGAGCACGTTGACCGCGCTCGCTGCCACGGATTCGTTCACGCCAGCTTGCGCGGCCAGTGTGGGCACGCCCCCGCCGTAGAGCCGACCGAACACGATTCGTTTCGCGGTGTAGCGGTCGGCTTTCGTCGCGTCCGGTCCCCACACCTCGCGAGCGATCAACCAATGAAAGTCGAGACCGTCAGCGAGCATGCGGCGCAGGTTGGCATCGCCAGACAGCGCGGCCGCCACACGCAGCTCTACACCCGAGAAATCGGCGCTGACCAACAGGTAACCGGGGTCGGCCGTGATGCACGCCCGTACCCCGCCCTGGCGGGGCAACTGCTGAAGGTTGGGCCTCACGCAGCTCATTCGCCCGGTGTCGGTGCCCAAGGTGTAAATGGTGGGCCGGGCCCGACCATCGCCGCGCATCACGAACTGGCGGTATGGCTCCAGGAAGGTCCCTAGAACGGTGTCGTGGTGCCTGTAGTCGAGCACAGCGACCACAAGCGCCGCAGCGTTGCCGGGACTATGCCTGAGTCGCTCCAGGACCGCAGCGGCCACGCTAGGCTGCCCATCGGGGTACTTCCGGCTCGGCTTGGTGTACGGGAGGCGCACGCCGGCCGCGCTGAGCGCGGTGGCCAGTTGCCGGTCACTGCCCGGGTTCTCGATGCCGTGCGCTCGCACGAGCTCGGCCGCGGCCTCCCGCGCGGTGGTGTGCTCGGCGTGGAGCCGGCCCACCTGGTCACCGTCGATGCGCAGACCCCGGTGGTTGACCCGAGCGGTCACGCGCTGCACGGCGCGTTCACGCTCAAGCACGTCGGGTTCAGGAACGGGCAGGCGGTCCGGCAACGCGGCCGTGTCGAGCACATCGGACGCGGCGTAGCGCACCATCGTCGAGCACGTCGAATCGACCTGCGCCCACCCAGACCGCTCGACCGGGGTGGACGGCTCAACCTCGGTGAGCCAACGGGCAGCCTTGAACAGCGCCATACGCGCGGCCTCAGCCGGTGGCGACACTGCGGCATCACCGAACACGGCTCGCGAGAGTTGCTTGAGCCCGGGGTCCGATCCGGTGCTGGCCGGGTCCGCCAGTTTGGCCGGAATCACGGTGTCATGCATGCGCGTCCACGCGCTCTCGTCGCACAACCCGAGGTGCGCCAACGGACCGAGATCGGCCGTGGCGCTGTGCGCGTGCAAGCGCGGCGCAGCCGCCAACGCCGTCCGGATCACCTCGCAGTGAGCCGGGTCGGTCGCGTCGAACACCACGGCCGCCCCCTGATCGCCGAGCTGAACGGTCCGCAACCGGTGTTCCGCGTGGCCGACCGGATAGCCGCTGGTTTCCACGTCCACAGTGAGCTGACCCGAGCGAACGATCACGTCGGCCACACTCGCCGCAGCCTCGGCCAAGATCAGTGGAGTGATGCGGCCGGACCGCTCGACCACGGCCGGCAACGGCACCGTCTCGCCGGCGGCCGCCATGATCTTTTGGGCGCGTTCCGCCTCCCCCCGCGGCCGAGCCTTCCTGACGGGTTCTGACGGGTCTGACGGGTTAGAGGCCTTTTCCCATCGGTCCTCATGCGCGTATGTGTGTGCGCGCGCGCGCGCCTGAGAGCTAGAGGGGTATGAACCCGTCAACCCGTCAGGATCGGCCGATTTTTGGGGGCTGACCTGCGGGTTTGGTCCTGACGGGTTAGTAGGCGAACCCGTCAGCAACCCGTCAGTTTTAGGGGTCAACCCGTCAGCCGGAAGTGCTGGCGCGGTCGGTTCGGTCCTGACGGGTTGGCTGACCGGTCGGGGCGGCCCGAAGAACTCGCCCCGTCCTCGCAACCGCAACGGTCGGCGTTTCCCGGTCTCGGTATGCCGGGCCGGGAAGCCCCGGCGGGTCAGCTCGCGGCCCCACTTGGTTTCGCTCGGCAGGCTGCCCGGCGCCCGGTTGCCGTTGCGCGCCCACAACACGAACGCTTCATAGAGCGCGTGACTGCGCTCCCCCGTCTCGCTCGGCTCGACATCGTCCTCTAGCCACGTCGCCACCGGGTCCTGTTCGGCCGCGAGCTCCTCCGCGCGGAACCGGTAGGCCTCGGGCGCGGCCACGGTAAGCGCGCTGCCCGGATCGGCCAACCACGCGGCCGCCTCGCGCATCATCGCGGCGAGCACTCCCGGGGCCTCGGTCCGCCAGGCGCGCTCGCTTGGGTGGCCGATGGCGGCCCGGGTGGCGATCACCTGTTCCGGGTCGCCTTCACACGGAATCAGTCGGACCCGGGCGCGCACCGCGGGGTCGGTGAGCACCGGCTCATCGTTGGCGGTAAGCACGAGGGTGTGTGTCGGCACCCACGTGACCGGATTCTGGTTCATGGCGTTGCCGGTGAGCTCACCACCGCCCGTGAGCTGTTTGAGCCGCTCCTGGCCGAGCCGACCCTCACGCGGACCTTCATCGATGAACGACAACCGCCGGCCCATCAATGCGTAAATGATCGACGCATGCGCCTTGTCGGCCCCACCCAACAGCCGGGGGTCCGCGGCGTGCGCGTAGGTGCCGAGCACCGACATCAAAAGCGCGACCACCTGTGTCTTGCCGCGGTCGCGTTCGCCCACCAGGATCGGCAGCGCCTTGTCGCTGTAACCGGTGAACGTGATCGAGAGCACCCGCAGCGCCCACGCGCGCAACTCGGGGTCCGGCCACACGGCCGCGGTAAACGCGTCCCAAAGCGGCGTAGGCCGCGCGTCGGGGGTCACCCCGGCTGAGTGCCGGTGCGGGGTCGCCGGGTCGATCTGAGCGGCCGTGGGACGGCCCAAACTAGCCCGCAGGTCCCACCCGACCCCGCCGGCCCACAATAGCCACGGTTCCCGGTCGAGCTCGGCCAGCTTGAGCGTGCTCGGGTGCACGCCGCCGGACACGAGCGCGCGCATCTTTGCGGCGAACCCTCGGGCGGTGCTCGTGGTCATGAATCGCTTGCGGCGCTCGGACTGATCGCGCGCATCGCTGCCCTTGTCGGCGTCGGGATCACCCAACGGCATGAGGTCAGCGAGCAGCGCGACCGCCCATTCGGCCAGATCGGCGTGTGTGTCCCACACCTCGGGTCCGCGCAAGAGCCACGCTCGGGCGTCGTGGGCGAACCGCAGCACCGGCTGTGTACGCGTCAGCACCGCGACCGCCATTGTCTGATCAAGGTGGCCGCGCGGGTCGAACGGGTGCGCTCCGATGATCTCCAACGGGTGGAGCTGGCGAACCGGCTCGATCGGCCCCGCCAGCTCGGGCGCGCCTTTCGGCCGGTCGTCAGCCGGTGCCGGCGCGGCGATCGTCATCGAGCCGATGATCAGACACGGATCGCGATCAACCGGGCGGTCACCAACCACCGTCACGGCTTTACGCGCGCTGGTCAACAGCATGCGCTCGAACTCATCGGCCCGGTTCTCGCCCGCGGTGAGGTGCGCCCAGTGTCCGGCCATCGCGGTCAACACGATGCCGGCACCGGGATGACCGGCCGCGCCGAGCTGGATCACGTGGTGGGTGCGTTCGGTGGCGGTGTCGTGGCGCGTCCCTGTGTCTGAGTTGCTCAGCAACCGATGGGCCTCGGCCGCGGCGTTGGCCATCTCGGCGCACGCCGGGCGGTTGTCGACCAGCAACACCCCGAGCAGCACGTGACCGCGGTCCACGCTGGCGGCCGCCGGCCCGGCCGAGCTGGCGCCTTCACGCAGCCCGCGCACCCATTCGTCGGGTAGCTCGGGGAGCTCGTCGGGTTTGGGTACGCCATCCACGAGCGCGCCCGACGGGTCAAACCAGCGGTAGTCAGCACCCACGGCGTGATGGGGCGATGGCCACACCACGGCATACCGGTGGTGATGCTGGATCACCTCGATTGCGTCGCCCAACCGAGTGGCGTAACGGCCGGGTGGTACGCGGTAGAACATGATCCGGCTCGGCCCCGGCCCGCCCGCCGAGCCGCGCGCCGTGCTCGCCCACGTGGCCGGCAACGGCCCCCACCGCTGTTCGTGCTCGGTCAGCGTGTCGTTGCCGCGCTTGCTCACCGTGCCCTTGTCGTAGTGGTCTACGTCCAGCCCGATCACGCCGTCGGGCATGCGCAGCGCGATGCTCCAGTCGGCGTGAGAGCCCGCCCACACCACCAATTGCAGCGGATCGGTGTCGCGACCGTCAGCGCCCGTGAACCCGACCGGGGGCGGGTACTTGTCGGCCGCCGGCACCGGGATGACGCACGGCCAACCGGCGCGCGCGTACTCGCCCACGCCGTCAACAAATGGCCGTGTCGTCACACTTCACCACCACGCGGCTTGCGCAACGGATCGGGTAGCCCGCAGTCCTTCACCGCGGCGAACAGCGCGTGTCGGGCGGCATCGCGAGCGTGGCGCATGCCCTTGGTGGGCGCCCAGAGTCCGGCCATCGTCAGGCGGGTGTCGGTTGCCCACGGCTTGACTTCAGCCGCGCTGCGCACGTGGCACATCACCCCGCGACGCTCTGCCCAGAACTCACACGCTCTGATTACGGAACGCGCGAGCGCGCCCGCTTGAGGGTTGTTACCGCGCGCAGCAAGCGGCCCCACCACAAACTGCTCAACCGCTAGAACCGTGTTGGAGCCGGGATAAAGGCCACTCAACACAGATTCCAGCGTGGGCGCCGTGCACTGGATAATGTCGGGTGTCAGGGGCCGGTCGGTCCACAGACCCACGATGCCGACCACCGGCCCGGGGTCGATTCCGATCACGTACGTCACGCCACACCCCGTTTCGTGTGTCGGTTCGCGGGCTGAGCTCCGCACGACAAACAGCGTTGGCACACCAAGCACCGGGCCTCACCACACCCATAGACCCGATCGGGTATCGGACTTCCGCACCGGCACTTCATGCCGCAGTCCCCTTCCGCTTGATCAGGCGCGCACCGCCGAGCAGCTCGGCCACGATGCGCGGGTCTTGCAACAGGTCTGCGAGCTGGCCGGCTTTCTCGCGCAGCACCGCCCGAACCCGTGTGTCCACTGTGTTGGCCGCAACAATGTCGATGACCTCGATTGAGTCATGGATCTCAGACCCGATGCGGTGGCATCGGTCCTCAGCCTGGAGTGCCTCCACGAGCGACCACGGCCGCTGAAGGAACACCACCGTGCCGGCCGCGGTCAGCGTCAAGCCCACGCCGCCCGCGCCCGTGGTCGCACACAGCATGTCGAACTTGCCGGCTTGGAAGAGCTCCACGGCCTCGGTACGTTCGGCCGCTGACTGGTTGCCCACGACGTACCCGACGGAGAAACCAGCGTTGGCCGCGGCCGTGCCGGCAAGCATCATGAGCTGACGCGACGGGGCGAACGCGACCACGGGTGAACCGGGTCGTTCGGCGAGCACCTCCAGGAGCGCGTCAACCTTCCAACTCGGCGCCTTCATGGTGACCTTGTGGTGCTCGACCGGGTTGCCTTCCGCGTCACGGTCCACTGTGGTCGTTACGTCGGTGGCCGCGCTGGCGAGCTGCGAGAGACGGGTGAGCTGCGCGAGTACCGACATCACAGTCAGCTCGGCACCGTCGGGAAGCTCGGCGATCATCTGATCTTCCATGGCGTCATAGACCTTGCGCCACGCCGACGGAAGCTCAACAGTGCGAACCGAGTACACCTTGGGCGGGAGTTGGTCGAGCACGTCGGCTTTCGCCACGCGCCGCTCCTGGCCGAGCAGCGAGGCGCGCAGCTCTGGTTCAACGTGTTGGTTGAGCCCGACCACACGCGCCGAGTAATCACCCGCTATCTGCAACAGGTAGCGGTCGAAGAATCGCATACGGCTTGGATAGGCCAGAGGTTCGAGCGCCTCCAGAGTCGGCCAGAGGTCCCCCGGGTGATGGGTGATCGGCGTACCCGACAGCGCCACGAACGTGCCGGCGCGCTTAGCGAGACGACGCACCGCGAGCGATCGCCCGGCGTGCGGCGACTTGATTTGGTGGCACTCATCGGCCACCACGGCGACCGGTCCGAGTCGCACCAACGGACCGTCCACGGCCCCGGCGTCATTGCGCGCGGTGTCGTACCCGACCACGTACACGTCAGCCGAACCGGCCAGCGCGTGGCGCTTGGCCGGGGTCCCACGCCACGCTACGGTTCGCCAGTCCGGCGCCCAGATACCCCACTCGCGGACCCATGAGTCGATCACGCTATTGGGCACCACGCAGAGGACCGGGCGGACGTTGACGGTGAAGTGGCGCTCGACCAACCCGAGTATCGCCGTGATGGTCTTGCCGGTGCCCTGTTCATCGAACAGCAACGCGCGACCGACCGCGCCAATCATCAAGGCCCCGGCTACCTGGTAGGCGCGTGGTGTGCACCCGGCGGGCGGGGCAACCCGCAGCGCAGACGCAGCGATGGTGCGTTCGGCGAACCGCTGTTGCGTCCACTCACTCAGCCGTGGGCCGGGTTGCCACGCGGGGCCGAGGATGAACGCAAGCTGCACCACGGCTGCCCACGTAGCCGGCAGCGTGATGGCGCCGGGCGGGTTGCTCGGCTTGAACAGTGGTGTAGCGGTCTTGAGTGCCTTCAGCCCGTGCGTGATCGCGTCCTCGGTGGGAATCAGGACGATGGTGGTGCGGTCAGAGGTCAGCTCGCCGTAGACAGTGGGCGCGCCGCGCGAGGGTGCCGCGGCCGTGAAGTTGATCGGTCTGTTGCGCACCGCGCCGCACCTCCAGTTGTTGTCCCGGCAACCGGTGCCCGAATGAAGCGGGCACCGGTTGCCGGTCGTTCGGTGTTAGACCGTCGGTTGCTGAGCGCCCGTGAGCCGAGCAAGCAACGCCTGTTGCTCCGGGCTGAGATTGTTGGGCGCCTGCACCTGTGCCGGCACCACGGCGGGAGGCGCGCTGACCGTTGCGGACGGTGGTGCCGCGAAGGGCGGGCTGAAAGAGTAGTTGGCATCGGTCGGTTGCGGCGGGACAACCTGAGCCGGGTTCGGCCACGGCTGAGGCGCCACGTTGATCGGTTGAGTCGGCGCCGGGTTGACCGGGTGCTGTGCCGGCGGTGCGTTCTGCGGCCGCACGTACGTGACCCGGTACTGGTGGGCCGGGTTCATGCCCGGGATCGGGCGCAGCCCAACGAACTGCACCGTGATTCCGGCGCCCGCCTCAGGCGGACCGACCGGTGCGCCAGCCTCGGCCATGGCCCGTGCGAGCTCATCGCGCGCCTGACCCTTGACCCACCACGACGCCTGACCCTGGGGGAACTCGGCCGTGGGCGACACGAGCATCGGCACCACCATGACGAACTTCGGGCGGCCGTCCATATAGCGCTGGCCGTTGCCGTGCTGGTCGGTCTGCTGACGCACGTCGGCCGAGGAGACCGGGCGCGCCACGATGCCCGAGTAGGTGGTGCCGACCGGGCGGTCTTTGAACACCCACGCTTTGGTGCCGGTGCTCGGTTGGTTGAAGAACTCATCGAGTGATCCGGCGACCGTGGGGGGAGGCGCGGGCGGTGCGTACTGCGGCTGCGGGTAGACCGGTTGCGGGTACTGAGGCGGTGCCTGAGGGTAGGCCACCGGGACAAACTGCTGTTGCGGTGGCGCCTGTTGCGGATACTGCGGGTAGACCGGTTGCATTGCTGTTCACCTTCCTGCGGCATAGAGCTGTTGACGTGGCCCGGGACAACCCGGACCGTTGTCGTGTGCGGACTGTGGGCGGTAGAACGGGCAGAAAAAGCACTCATCGTCAGACGGAGTAACCGGCACAGTGGACAGTGGGCGCCCGTTCATTACCTGTTGAGCCATGTCTTTGCGGATGGCAGTGAGCTTGAACACCTCATCAATCAGTGCGTCATCGCTCGGTTGCGCCTCGCTCTCCCAGACGTAGAGACCGTCAAGGGTGTGCGAGGTGCGCGGGTACGCCGCGAGTGCGACACGGCGCACCGGCAACCCGAGTACGCGATACCCCTTCCCGTAGAGCTTGAGCTGAATCTGGTAGCGCATCGGCGGACCGTCCGGCGACATGACCTTTGCCATGGTGGTCACGCCGAGAATCTTGTGATCAACAACGGCTTGCTCAACCGCGTCATACAGGTCAGCCGTGCCGGGGTGGTCAGGATGGGGCGACACCCGCTGTTCGGGTACCCAGCGGATGCCGTGACGGGCGTTGTCAGCCGCGAACGCATCCGCCAGCCATGCGTGTACGGCGGTGCCGATGACGCTCGCCCACGGGTCGACCACGTGATTGGTGGCGGGTTCGCCAGCCATCTTGCCGACCACTTGCCGGTCGCACGGCGACCCGAGCTCACTCGGTCCAAGGTGGACCTGAAGGTTGCGGGCCGAGTTGCGCGCGTGCTCGTGCACTACCTGCCGCAGCTCGGCCGCGTACCGAGCCGCCCATGGGCTGTTGCCGTTGAGCGTGCGCGGCGCGGCCGCCATGAAGTCGACAGGCAAAATGGTCATCACGTGACCGGCCGCACGTAGGTTGGACCCAGCAGACGCGCCGACGTAAACGCCTGTTGCGCGCCCGGTTCGTCGCCCGCATCACGCCGACCGCGGCCCGCGATGCGGAAGAGCTCAGCGAGCGTCGCGTATGGGACGGCGCCGATCGGCGTTGCCCGGTGACGGACGTATCCGTCTCGGTAGAGAGCCCCGGTTGGCCATCTCATGATGGCTCAACCGTTCGGATCTCGACGCCCTCCAGTGCCCGAACCACGTCGAGCAACCGCTCATCGCCGAACCGCTCGATATGGATGACGGGCACGTAATTCACCCGTATGTCGATCACAACGCGGGTCACGTGGTCGGACTTCGCGATAATGCCCGCAGCCTCCAGGGCCTCAAAGACCTTGCTCGACATGACCCTCATGACGTGGCCTCCAACCGTTCGAAGATCGCGCAGCCCGGGTTTAGTGGGTCGTGCCCGACGAACCGATAGCGGTACTCGCCCGCGGAGTCGAGCGTTAGAACGCTCTTCGCGTACACGTCCGTCCCAACCTCGGCCAACAGCTCCAGGGTCACCGTGATCACGGGGTCGGCGTCGAGCACAGTCCGCGAGCCGTCCGCATGACGTTGAACCGTGGCCGTACCCGCACGGCGGGCCAGCTCGATCGGCGCCATCTTGACATCACTCATGGCTCGCCTCGCCGCTTCCCCGTGGCCGCACGATGCGCGGTCCCGAGCAGTGGTGCACCGTGCCTACCGGAACCGGGTCGCCGCACATGGCGCACGGCCGTCGCTTGTGGACCGTAGGCCGCGCGGTCTTGCGGCAGTAATGGACGCCCCAGATGGTGGGCTCATCGCACGCCGGGCAGTGACCGATCCGGCCCGAGTGGGGGCCGGGCAGCACCGTCGGCCGCGGGTCTCTCAGGTAGGCCACTCGCCACGCATCGGCGAACCGCCGCGCGTCCTCATCGCTCATTCGCGCGGGCGTGGTTGCGATCACGCTGACCCCCAGCGAACGGGCGAGGTTGACGAGATCGGTAAGCGTGGCCACGTTGCGAAGCGCGCGGCTCATGCGCCGCAGCGCGACGAGCGCGCACACGAGCAGCGTCAGCCCGAGAGCGCCAACGGCTAGCGCGCCGTAGAAGATCGTGTCGGCGTCGAGCGTCATGACGCGACCGCCGCGAGTGTGCAACCGCACGCGCACCCGGGGCACCCACGGTGCCGGGTCGGCCCCTCTGTATCGCAGTGCGAGCACGGCAGCGCGAGAGGATCGATGGCGCCCATCGCCTCCAGGCGCGACACGATGTCGAACCAGACTCCCGAGTCGGTCAGCGGGTCGGCGCCCGGCTCATCCGGTTCGGCCGCGTGACGCGCGGGCCGGCGTCCGGGGTAGTTGAGCTGCTTGTCTCGAAACTCCGTCCACACTGTCCGGTCAATCTTTACCGGTTCCTCAGCATCGAACTGAACCGACATGACCCGCGGTACACGTGCCCGCCCGACGGCGCGCACCGATTCCTCACGCACGACAGCGATAGTCAGCCCACGTTCGGCCAACACGTCGGGGGGCGGAGTCGGCGTCAAAGACGACAGCGCGGCATCGACCGCGAAGCTCACGCCGGTGATGTCGAGTCGTGTCCACCGCGGCCGGCGCAACCGTGTGCGTACCCAGCGAGCGAACGCGCGCACCGTCTCGCGCCGGGCGGCCGGCAACTCGGCCAAGTCCTGATTACCCCACCTCGGCCACTCGACCGCCGCAGGTTCGTCCTGGTCCTGGCACAGCGCGTGGATGTCGCGAATGTGCTCGTGTTCGGCCCGCCCATCGCGAAGGCCCCGACGGTACGCGGGGCCGTTGTTGAACAGAGCCCCGAGACAGCCGCTAACGAACATCGCGCCACCGATGAACACCGCGAACGCTACGTCAATTGTTCTCACTGCGTGTCCTTCCGTTTGGTCGCGGTCCGGCCCCCAGGGGAAGCGGGGCCGGACCGCGACTTGCGGGGGCGGGGTCAGGTCCAAGATCACGTCACGACGCACGAAAGCCCCTCCTCCCCCCGAGTGAGAGGTTTCAGAGAAGAGCGACCAGCGCGTCCGTTGCCTGCCGCACCGCGAGGCGCAGCCGTAGCGCGTACACGTCGGCCGCCCGTGCCAGTGCCCGCGTGCGCGCGTCGAGCTCGGCCAGGAGCACGCTCGGCGGAGGTAGCGGCAACGGCTCGGGGACCGGCCACGGCCGCGGGTCAGGCGTCGGCTCAGGTGGCGGGGTCGGCCCGCTCATGCGACACGACCCTTGACCGTGTTGGCCTCGATGTAGGCGACCGCGGCCGACTCGGGCACGCGGGTGAACGCGCTACCGTTCTCGCCCACCTGAACAGAAGTGAGCACGCCGCGATGAATGAGGTTGTAGACGTGCTGGCGTGAGCAGTCCCATAGCTCGGCCACCTTGGCAACCGACAGGAGCGGCTCCACCTTGCCCTTGGGGGGCTTCGGCGTGCTCGGCTTCGGTCTGCTCGGTTTCGGCGCGCTCGGCTTGCTCGGCGGGGGGTGTGAGCGACCCGCCCGGGCAGGTGCCGCGCTGGCACGTGAGCCAGAGCCGGCGGGGTTAGTGGCGTGCATGCCAGCAAACATAGGCTCTGGCGCGCGTGCCAGCGCATCACCCGTTCGGGTGATTCTATTTACAATATTGACACCTACTCTGTGGACATGACGAAACGCAGTGGACTTCATGGATACGCCGCCCGGTCCCTCGTGCGTCGACAGCACGCCAACCCGTGGCACCTGCGCCAGCACATCGCGCCACCGGACAATCGCCCCCCGACCTGCGGTTATGGTGCGCTCATGCCATCGGCCGCTGACCGCGTTCGGTTCGCCGCGTTCGTGACCCGTGCACTGCGCAGCGCGCGCGAACGCGGCATGACCGACCGGACGATCCACGCGGCCACCGGGGTCAACCCCAAGACCTTCCACCGCTGGCAGAACGGCGCGGTTGCGCCCAACGTCGAGACGGTGCGCAAGTTCTGCGAGGGCGTGGGCGCGTCGTTCGATGAGGCCTTAGCCGCGCTCGGGTTCAGCCCGCGCACCCGCGAGGCGACTCCCCCGGCGCCGATCGATCCGGACGTGTTGGAGCTGTTGCGCAAGCTGGCCGACCCGCGCACCAACGCGGCGACGCGCGCCTACATCCGGCGAACGATCAAGCTACTCAACAACCTTCCGGCCGATGAGACCGCTCCACGCCGCCGGCACCGTCAGGACGCGTGAGGCCATGTCCATCCGCAAGTTGCCCTCGGGGAAGTTTCAGGCCACCGTGCGCATGCCCAACGGGAAGCGCACCACCAAGACCGATGCGCTCCGCGGCCGCGTCGCGACGTGGGAACGCGAGCTGCGCGCGGCATACGCCCGTGGCGAGATCCGCGACCCACGCGCCGGGCGCATCACCGTGAGCGAGTGGTACGGGCGATGGTTCGCCGCGCGGGGCCTTGACCCGACCACCCTCGCGAAGATCGATTCGTGCTGGCGTACCCATTGCGAGCCCCGATGGGGAACGTGGCCGATGGACGCCGTGACGCACATGGAGGCGCAGGAGTGGGCGCGGTCGCTTGAGCTCAAACGCCGAGCGCGTCACCGCGGCCGCGAGGCGGACGCTGACGCGCCGACGATCGCGGCCGCCACGGTCCACGAGACGGTCAACGTCATGTCGTCGCTGTTCCGCGCGGCCGTCAACGAACGCCCGCCGATCGTGCTCGCCAACCCGTTCACAGACCTAGACCTACCCAAGATCCCGCCCACGCCGATCGACTTCCTCAGTCACGAGGAAGCGGCCGCCATCGTGGCCGAACTGGAGCGCAGCTTCGCGCCACAGTGGAGCGTGCTCGTGGAAATGGGCTTGTGGGTCGGGCTGCGCCCGGGCGAGCTCTTCGGGCTGCACGGGGACCGCGTGGCCTGGTTGCGCCACGACGTGGAGGTGACCCGCGTCATGACCCGTCACGGGCTGCGCGAGTACCCGAAGAGCATGAAGTCACACCGGGTCGTGCCGATGCCCGCATGGCTCACCCCGAGGGCGTCAACGTTGATGGTCGGGCGGCCGCGCGACGCGCTCGTGTTTACCGCGGCCCGGGGCGGTCCGATCAATGACAGTCACTTCCGCCATCGCGTGTGGGTGCCGGCGCTCGCGGCCGCGGGCGTTCGGCCGTGCCCGCCCCGCGCCATGCGCCACACCGCGGCGAGCTGGTTGGTGATGGACGGCGTCGACCTCTACCGGGTGCAAGCACTGCTCGGGCACGAGAGCTACCAGACAACGCAGCGCTACGCGCACCTCGCGCCGGCCGCGCACGACAAGATCCGTGAGAGCTGGCGACGCATGGATGACGCACGCCGCCCGAGCGACCGAAAGGCTTCCGGCTGAAAATGGCCGCTGAACGGCAAAAACTGCGGTGGGCGATACTGGGATCGAACCAGTGGCCTCTTCGGTGTGAAGGCAGGAGCGACCGCAGGTCGGGCGGGGTCTCGGCCCGTCGACCTGCGGTTACGGTGTCCAAGGTGTCCATAGCGTCGACCGGCGTCAAGTGCTGGTGACGCACGGATGGCGCACGTCTAGGGATCGCCGCGCAATCGCTCGCTGAGCCGGCGCGCGGTCTCGACCGTACCCGGGTCGAGTCCGATCATGTCGTCGCGGCCGCGCGCCCGACCGCGCCGGCTCGGCCGGGTCGACGTGGGCGGCCGCGGTGCCGGTGGGTGGATCTCGGCGCGGTAAACGCGGCCCACCGCGGCCGCCCGGGCGATCGGTGCGGTGGTGTCCTGAGCGCGCGTCAGCGCGGCCAGCGTGCGGTTGAGGTGCCACATGACAAGCGCCGTGTTCACGACGGTCAGCGTTGTCACGGTCAGCGCGAACGTAAACGCGCGCTCGATCCGGTACGGCATCGCAGCTTCGTGCGCGGCCTCGGTCAGACCCACGTAGACGAAATACGCCGCCCACGTGGCAGCGAGCACACTACAGAAGACGATCAACCGGCGTTGGTCCACGTCGTTAGCTCCGTTCGGTCGGCCAGCCTTTTGGGGGGTATCGACCAGCAACGCCCCCATGCAACACCCGTTCTATCGCTGTCCGTAACTGAACGAACATCGACCGTTCGGCACGTGCAACATCATTCGTTTGGTCTGCCGCAATACCCAGAGGGGCCAATGTTTCACGTGAAACACGTGGCACGTGTATAGTGGGCGCCATGACCGTAACCGAACCCGACGTGATCATTACTGACGCGCGCCCCAGCGCCGCGCTGCGGCCCGCCCGGCGCCCCGCTGTTGACTGGCTGATGTTCAGCGTGGCTTGTGCGGCGTTCGTGCTCGTAATGCCCCTGTGGCTCAATCGCACGGCGCCAGCCCCGGCCGCGCCGGGCGTGGTGGGGACGACCGCCGAAATCATGGTGACGTTCGACCAGACCCGGCCCAACAGCGCGGTCGCCAAGTTCGCCGATGGCACTCAGCGCGACATCCGAACGGACGCTTTCGAGCGCATCTGGCAGCCCGACCGACCGGTCATCATGATCACGGTTGCCGGCGTCGGCGCATGCTCGATCCAGGTGGGCCTTGATGTGTGGACCGACTACACCCGCAGTGGCAGCGAAACCGATCTGTGTCAGGTGGTCTGGTTGGCAGGGCGGCCGTTATGACCAAGCGTCAGCGACTCACCGCGACCACGGCTGCTGAGCGGCTGGGCATCAAGCTGGACACGTTCTGGGCATACGTGACCCGGGCTAGGAAGGAGCGCGAGGCGGGGCGCGACCGGCCCGGCCTGGCGCCCCCGCCCGACGGCCACGAAGAGCTGTCCGGCAAACCGTGGTGGTTCGCCTCGACCATCGACCGATGGAACGCCGTCCGCCCCGGCCGCGGCGCGCGCACCGACCGCTGGGCAGCGCGGTCATGAGTGCTAGCCCAGTTCTTGCGCATGAGGGTCGCGACCCTCTATGGTGAGTGCATGACCACTGCCACGCCAAGCACCCTCGACGAACTGATCAAGGTGTTGCGCTCACTCCCGAAGCTCAAGCCGATCGAGCGCGCCCGGGTCGCCCGCAGTCTGGCCCTGTCGGCGCGGGCGATCATTGGTGACGTGGGCGAGGGCGCGATCTTCGAAGCGGTACACGAGGTCAGCGGCGCGCGCAAGCGCACCCATGCCGAGGTGGCCGCGGAGCTCGGCATTACGGCAACGACGGTCAATGAGGCGGTCACGCGATACCGGCAGCGCCACGGCTGAGTGTCCGTATTGCCCCGATGTTTTGTGCGAATGATCTCTACAGCCGTGTTTCCGCAGGTCAGAGGCTTGGGTCAAAACGGCGTGTCCGGTTTGTGGGGATTCCAAAGGCAGGGACAAAAGGGATATCCAGGGATTCGGACATTTTGCAGGCTCCAATTGTAAAAGTGTCAGGAACCCGACAGCTCAGAATCGGGTCATAACCGGACATAATTTGGGGTCCCAGAAAATAGTTGGGCGCTACCCCTTGACACCCTCTGACCTGCATAAACGCGGGTCGCGACCCTCATCGACGCCCTGACCTGCGGAAACTCGGCCTCTAGCAACGTACGCGACCCTTGCTTACGAGGGTCGCGTGTGCTATACTTGGGGTAGAAGCAAGGGCAACTACACAGCACAGGCCACTAGGGAGAAACCGGGACCGCGAGAGCGGCAGCAGGAGCCCTATCGGGAAAGACCCACGCAGCGCGTGGGGCGCGACGGCCGGGAAGTACCGGCACATGGGCAGCGAGTAGCCAGCCAGGGAACCTGATCGAGTACTGAGGTGTAACTCCTGACTGAGAGGGGGTGCGACTCCCCCGAGGCCCTCGAACCCCCGCACACAGCGGGGCGAGGCGAGGAGATCGCCATGCGCAAGTTCGAAGGCACCTGCGGCAGCTGCAAGACCCGAATCACCGGTGACACCTGGACGTGGCGGCACGACAAGGCGCCCGCGGATAAGCACCACGCCTACCCGTCCGGCACGATCCGCGAGATCTGATCCGAACGTTCGACCGTGGGGGCCCGGGGCGACCGGGCTCCGCGCGGCGGGCCGTTCGGCCCGGACGGAGAGGGGATCGACATGTTGACAGCGACCGCGATGACGCTCGAGACGACCTACGCATTCCAGTTGCGCCACGACGACGGGTCGTGGAGCTGGTACTCGCAAGCCGAGTACACGAGTGCGGAGGGCTGTAAGGAACAGCTGGCCGTGATCTACGGCGGGGCGTTCGCCGCGCCGGACCGGCACCGCATCGTCAAGATCGAGCGGACGGTCATCGAGTAGCTCCGGGTTACCGGGGTGGGGCAGGGCGGCGGGAAACCGCTTTCCTGCCCGGCCCGGGCCACCCGGCCCCGACGAGCGGAGTCGTTAGACCGCTTGTGGGACAGGACCGCGACCAACGAGCGTGGGCGCGGCGGTTGGACCGGCTACCCATAGGCCGGAGGCTGACGCCGGGCACTGCCATACAGAGCCCGGCACTTACCCCGTTAGAGGACGGCAGCGGTTCGACACCGCAGCGGGGCACTAGGCGGAGGCGGGAAGCGCAGCCCTCGGAGCGTTGAGCGGCAAC